ACCGTGACTTCGTGGCCGGTGTTGCCTTTATCGCCGTGACATGGGAGAAGTAGTCCCATGGCTACATCGTTATGGTGTTGGCGGCAAAATCCAGGGTCAGCGTCTCGTTCTCATTCAAGGTAAGATCAGAGCCGTAATCATAAAACATAATCAGCGGATCCACCGGAGAGGTTGGTGTGTCGTTGAAAATGACGATATAACGAAACGGTGCAATCGCCCCGCCGGTTGCCGTGATGATTAAGTCGGTCAGCGCCAGTTCGTAACTTCCGTCCGTGCCTTCGGAGGTTGCGACCGTGATAACCCTGTCTCCTGCCCCGGAGGTAACGACATTGGTGTAGGCAATCTCGGTCAAGTCGCCGAGAATTGAATTAGTGACTACCGGTGTGTTGGCACTAGCTACCAGGGCAATGGTTAAGGCGTCCGAGCCAAGATTGTGAACGCCGTGGGGGAGGTCTTCGTGAAACTGATTGAAAAAAGTTGCGGCTGCCATATTTATTACCTCATTAAGCTGCGGGTTGAGTGATAGCGCAGGAACTGACAGTGGTAGTCATTCCAGTAACCAGCGCTGTGGTGGAAAAGTTTATTTGCGCCCCGGAAGTCGCCGCCGCCATATCAAGCCTTACGTCTGTAGAGCTTGCGGCATCCGCCGTGGTGATGGCGTCATTGGCAACAAATCTTGCCCAGCCCGCCGTGCCCGTTGCCAGGTTCAGCCCTGACCAAACATCAGAACCATGGTGTGGCAATACTCCGGCAACCGCGGCCCCGAAAACCAGGCCGTTTGTTTTGTTGCTATCCGCCACCGCCCCACTTGCCACGCTGATAACGCAAAGCAAGGTGCCGGTTGCGGCTAAATCAGCCGTGGCCGGCTGGGTGCCTGTGTAAACCTTGATTATCCCGCCGTCAAGCAGATTGGCTAAACTGTCGCCGGTCGCCTTATCCAAGAGGGCGTTTCTCATTCCTGTGCTTAATCTCCAAGCCATTTTGATTCTCCTTATTCCATGTTATGGATAAACTGATAGCCCCTTAGAAGCCCGGCTCCCGAGGTAACGTTTTCGTCGTAAACAACTTTGTCTTTGTTTAAATTAATGACCTGCCCCCCGGAGGTGCCCATAATAGCCCCTTCAGGAGAAGACCAAACCCTGCACAGTCCAGGCTCTTGCAAGCCGATTTCCATGCCTTCAACCTTATCTATTGCCAAGGTGTCTTCAACTGCCGGATAAGTGCAGACTGTTTCCTGCTCAAATCCACCCGGTACGCCTCGTAAAAAAACTGTTTTACTCCTGTCACTGACGAACAAACCGCTGGCTACCGGGGCAATCATCACAATATCGGAACCAAACTGGATAAAACCTTTGGCTTTATCAAACAGGCCATACATAAATGGCTCACTCCACCACAAAACAGGTCCATCACTGATATAAATTCGAGAGCGATAATGTGCTAAGTGTCTGCCCACGGGAGGCGCGGCAAAATGACGGTTTGTGTCTGGCCCCACATAGGTATCGGAAGAGAAAGCCCGAGAAACACCGGCACGAATAATCCCATTCTCCGTGCCGTTACTGTAGTAAATATCGTTTAAAACCTGGCAATAACGAATTTGCTCGCCTGACATGCCGCTGCGCACCCCAGTAAGAGAAAGATCACTGCCCACTTGATATAAGGCCTTATCCTTTCCAACATAACAGCCTCCACCGTCGCAAAATAGTGAGTGAAAATTACCGGCCTGTGCGCTGGTGAACCCTTGCCGTCTTCCAGGTCTTCCTGAATCGTCAATGTCTATATTGACTGCCACGGACAGGTCGCTAACTCCGGTCTTGGGGTCATATTGCACCCTTGTCGGATCGACAACCGTATTAAGTCCAGAAACTCCATTGATGAAATTCATCTGCTCACCACAATGGTTTTAAAACTCGGTTTGCAAACTTTGAGCGTCCGCACGTATCCGTTTTCGTCCACATGAAACTCGACATTACAGACGAACCGCCCATCTTCGCGCAGGGCCGTTTTGCTTATCTCTTCAGCAGCGAGCAGGCAGGCCTTTTCGAGGCGGTCACGGTTGAGGTTCATTTTTTACCACCACTGCGAGTCGGCCATGACTTTCGGTTCTCTTGGCTTGATGCCTTCCGCCCATGCCGCGAGTTTACCGAGTGCCATATTAAAATCACGCTCATACTTGTTGGTGTTCACCTTGGCCCCTTCAATCCCGTCTTCAATGAGGTTAAAGATCTCTTTGCAGGCGTAGTTAAACAGGAGAGGCTTTTGTAAGTGGGTCGGCAATTCATCCGGCTCCTCGCTTGTTGGCTCGGCATAGAAACGTAGGGTCAGGGTATCAACTGCGGCCCCTTGATACAAAATGGAGTTGCCTTGAACGCACACATCAAAGATAGGCCCGGTCTGGGCAATGGGATTTCTGCTCAGATACCCCATGAGATCGTAATATCCCCGGCCCGGCTTGCCGATCCTGCCGGTGGCATTGCTTACCCAGAAAAGATTTCTGGAATAAGTCGCAGGCAGGGCAACGGTATTCGCGGTTGCGGTAGTCGCCACGGTAGCAACAGTAAGAAGCGCGGGGAGGTCAACTAGACCGGCAATTTCCCCACGCCCCAGGTTAATATAATCTTCCACGACATCCTCAAAAGACGTGTCGTTAATTGCCAAAACAACTGCTTCTACAAGGGTGTCTATGCTCATGGCTTAATCTCTGGTTAAGGCGAAATCGTCAAAGCGAACCAGAACATCATAAGCGGTCGAGTTGGTGGAAGCCGCCGCCACGACTTTGAGCGGTGCGGTAGCGGTGACCGGAGTTTTTCGAGTAGCCAACGTGGTGTCCATAACCATGCTGGCTACTGAACCTATAGCGGCTCCATTGGCGACAGTAACAGTACCGATCGTGGTACTACCGACAGCCAAAGAAACAGCGCAACCGCTGCCGCCAGGGTCCGCGTTGTTAACTACTTTGGCCCCGAGAACAGTGCAGTTCTCGAAAGCGGGGATATAAACGGTGAGCCCGTCGGTGTTGGCGGGAATCTGTACGAGTACTTCTCTCATGGTATTTTCCTCTTGAAGTTTATGAGTTAAGGCCGGTTGGAGTTAGCAACCGGCTTACTATGCCTACAGCCTACGATCAGGACGGCGCGGAAACGGCAGTAAAGCGTGAATGTGCTTTCCGATGTTTGCAGCACAACTGCCCGATCCAACGAATATTGGCGGTCCAGATATCCGGCTGCCGTCTATCTGCTTCCCATTTCGGAGTCGTGAAGTCAAAGTCGGTATGGCTTACGAACTCAAGGAAGCGAGTGTTGAGGGCATCAACATATCCAGCCGTCTGATTGAGGTCCGCAACTACAGGAGAACCATCAAACAGAATGTTGGAGAACCCTTTAGCCGATAAACTGGCATCCTGATATCTTACCTGCGCCTGAAGGGAGTTGGTAAAGGCATCCTTGAGGGTAACGGTGGTCAGATACAGGTCCGGTGACCCTTCCGTTGTGGTGTCAACTATGGCGGGAAGCCGGATGGACTGGAATCCCGCGAAATTGGCGCTGGTAGCAGCTGAAGAATTATTCGCCGCCCAGACAGGTACATCATCTTCCGCAATCTGCTGATAAGCTGTTGATGTTCCCGTGCTGAACAGCGCCGCCAGTCCTACGAACCCTAGACGGCCATCACCATCAACATCGTTCAGATAGATCCCTGCCCCCATTTTCTTCTTCAGGGTCTTCTGCATGTTGCTGAATTTGGAAGCAACCAGATTGACGATTGCGGCATCCCCGTTGTTCTGGACACGATCATCAAGATCAACGGTCTGAGCTGCGTAGTATCCACCCCAAGACGCCTGGGCCTTGTTGTGGGTCTCGGTTTTGGTGGTCGGCAGGATGGTTGAGTTGCCGTAAACCCCGGAATTGGCCTCACCGTGCTCCAGAGGAACGTCGATATATCTACCGCCAGGGACCTTGCGCTTGCTGCCCATCAATTTGACCAGCAAGGCGTTTGAGGTGAAAAGAACATCGGTCGGCTGACCGAGAACATAAGTGTTGGTGAGCGCGTTAAGCTCGTCTAATGTAAAACCCATTGTGGTACCTCGTTATTTTGCGCCGCGCATCCCTTGCAGCGTAGCCAGCATGGCATCATGCGCGTCTTGAGTTGATTTAAACGGCTTAATGGTCTCTGCTGCTGACCTCGCCGCCGTTCCGTTTTTACCTAATACCTTCCCGGCCTCAGCCGCGCCCTGTGCAAGCTTAGCGCCCTCTTCCTTGGCTTGGGGTATTTTTGCTGCAACTTCTGACAACTTTTGTTCATAGCCGGTCTTGATGGACTCAATCTCCTGTCCCGCTTTGTATATGCGGTAGGCGGTATAGACATCCGCCATGGGGTCCTGCGCCATGATCTGGTCCAGAGTGCCGTTGTCCCGTACTTCCTCAAAGTCCGGGTTATCTCCCAAGAATTTTTGCTGCATAGAGACTAACTGCTCCTCTTTGCGTTGCTCTTGGAATTTGGAAACGGTGCTCTTCTCCGCCATCTGCGCGGAAATCTTGGCAATCATCCGATTCCCTTCTTTTAGGCCGATGTCGCCGTTTTCCATCTGGTCACTTATGGCGTCAATCTGCTCTTCGAGGGTAGGCCCTGCCGGTTCCGCCGGCTTTCTGAGGCTTTCCAGTTCCTTCCGCAGTGAACCCACCTCAGTTGACTGCTTGCCGATCATGCCTTGACTGTCGCTTAACATTTTCTCCAGCGCCGCAATCCTGGCATCATGAGGGTTGGGAGTATCTGCCGCTTTAGATTCTCCTTCGGCATTGGCCTCTTCCTTTGCTTCCAGCTCGCTTGGCGTATTGTCCGGCTCCTGAATAGGGTTGACGGGTGCGCTTCCTGCGGGCTCTTCGTTTTCTTTTTCTTTTGACATCTGATCTCCTCCGGGGGCCTCTCTGGGTTGTCCCCTATACTTCTCTTTTCGCTGAAAATTCAGCAATATTATGGTCCTTCAGATACTTTTTCATCTGAGACCGTGTCTCTATGGGACGTTCGCCCTTGGGTTGCAGGCATCCTAATGCTTCCGGGTGCCTGGCCCATGCTGGCAGTTCATCCCCCTGTACTCCGCCGATGGAGAGTTGTTTAGCCGCCTCCCCTCCGCATTTGCAGGGCACCGTGTCGGGCTTATCTGCTATGCGGAAGAAAATCTCTTGCTCTCTGCCACAGGGGCACAGGTAATCATACGAAGGCATTATCTTACGCCGCCGCCGGTCTGACGACCATATATGATATGATGGCGTCATTTTGCGGGTCGGCGGAAAACTCGAAATCCACATAATCCGTGCCCGCCGTGGCGTCTACGCCTGTAACGTTCCCGGTGCCGTCATCGAGTATTGACCACCAGATGGTATCATCGGCCAAGGCGCCGCTTACCGGGACTCGGTTGGTCACGCCATAAGCTGCATCGGAGGCGGCAACCTGATCAGCGGTAACGGATGACTCAGATGCATGGCCGGTGGTTTCGTCCTCGTGATCATTGTATTTTGTCTTGAGGTCGTTCAAGCGGGTAACAGCTTCCACCAATGTGGTCGGGGTTACGTCACTAGTCAAAGCCTTGGTGGTTGCCTGCTCCGCATGGTAGGCCCATGCTTCCGTCAAAATAGCATCCGCATTGTGAGCGGCGTAGGCGGTAAGCAGATCGCCAGCCAAAGCCTTAAGTGTCGCTAGGTCGGTGCAGGCGTCGCCTAGTCCGGTGGTATCCTGCGCTCCCGACGTATGGCGGGTTTCGTTAGCGGCATGGTTGATGAAGTCGGCCCTAATCTCGTTTGCCAATGTAATAGCAGAACTCAACCCGGCCACATTCTCTTCCCGGCTCATAATATCGCTTGCCACTGCTGTGATTACTCGTGGGATATCATCGGCCAGCATGGATTCCTCTACCGCTCCAGCCCCAATAGTCATCACCCCGGTATTGCTTATGGTGACATCGCCGGAAGGAGTTACTGCCGCTGATGCTCCGGCTCCGTCGCCAACAATGATTTTCCCATCCGCCAGAGCCGCTCCAACCAGGACAGTGTCAGCCCCGGATTCATTCTGAGCGTCTATGTACGTCTTTACGGCCTTCTGAGTTGCGACCGCCGCATCAGAGTTGCCAGCCAGAGTCGCGTCCGTGTCTAATGCCGCTGACGCCAGATTACCGCCTACCAATACGATCTTGTTGCTTTTTCCCATAATGTTCCTCTCTTAGTGGTTACCCGCCGGTTACCACCGGGGCCGGGGGCGTGGGTTGTTTTGAGCCGCCAGTTACACCTGGCCCGCCCTGTGGTTGCTTTGCGAATGCTAATAATTGCGCCATGGTTTGTTCATCTACGCCTGCCTGAATAAATATCTGTGCTGCCTGATCCAGCTGGTCTCCTGATTCCGCCATTCTTTCCACAATCTTGCGCCAGCCGGGGAATTGCAGGGCCTCCAGAAGTCCCTGGTTGTCAATCTTGCCCAGCTTGGCCAGGTCCATAGCCATCTCAGAAACCTGAAGAGTGGTTTGCGGAATAGTTGAACCGGATTCGACCACGAATTGGAACTTACGGCCAATCAGGTCCACGCCTTTTATTTGCCTTATCTCATCATCAACCTTGACCGGCTCGGTGATTACCCCAAAGTTCTGAAAGAATGAGATTGCCGCCCTGCCTCGCTGCCGAATGAGATAGTCAACCGATCTAATCTTATGCCGCATCAGCACCGCGTTTCTTTCCTGCAGGGCCACGATGGCGCTCGCTGCTATTATTCGATTCGGAGTGTCTCCCCGGTCAGCATCCTCGATCTGGTAAACCCGGTCGAATATGGAAGTAAGCTTTTCGTAAATCCGCCAGGTGTCGGTCGGTAGACTCGGGACCTCCACAAATCTGATCGCGCCCGAGGTTGCGGACGAAACAGGCGTAAGGATTAGTCCGGGGTCGTTATTAACATCATTTTCAGTCAACCCGGTATCCTGCGGGATGACCAGCGGCGGCATCATCAGACGGGCCAGGTATCGGTAGACCCTGGAAAGCAACTCACTGCATTTTTCCGCCAGATCCCCAACCTGCTCAGCGGCGGCAAACCCCCAGATGCTCGTGGTGTCTTTGTACGAAACCGCATGCCAGAACGGGAAATGGTCATATAGATATGTGTTTACCTGGTTATCTCTTGAAATTGCCGGGTTGACGTTTGGGTTAGGCCGGTCTGCCAACACCAGCCCCCCTTTGTTTGTGATCGTCACAACTCGTATGCCGCCAGGGTATTTCAACTCTTCCCCGGTTTTGGCCTTCTTAGTTGTCTGCTCGCCGGTCTCCCGGTCCAGGATCATTTCTTCCGCGTACACCGGCACTTTAGTGAGGTCACGAATCCAGATTTCAGCGACCAGGGCTTGATCAATCCCGCCATTCATTGCCTGTCGGGGGTGCATGGTCTTGTCGCCCCCATAGTTTGACGGTGCTGCAACCGATCCTGCCCTTGTCCCGTACATCATGGGCCGATTGTCTTCACGCTCCTGGCCCATCAGAGAGTAGACATCATCCGGGGTAACAGTGTCGGCATCGAGATTAAACATGCTCTCTATTGCGTCACAACGCTCCGGGTAAGCTTGTCCCACGAATGGCATGTCGTTCAGGGTCTCGTAATATCCCGGCGCCATGATGACTGCGAACGGGTCAACAACTACAACGTCGCCGCGTTTCTCCCGGATATCATAGACCGCTTTTTCTATCGTTATCCCGTAGGTCTCCATCTGTAATGTGGTGTCAACTAGGGAGGCATTCTGCTCAGACTCGTTCCACCAGCCCTTGAGCTTGGCGGTTATTTTTGAATCGGTCTCATCAATTACAGGTTCGCCGGTCTGCGGATCAAGAACCGGTTGCCCTTGCTCATCCAACTCATAGCCGCCATCCAGTGACACGACTTCAGCCACCGGGTTTTTTGCGGTTAGATTCGCCACGGTCCGGTTTATGTTGGAGAACACGAGATTGGCGGTGACTGAGTTTTTGTTCTTCATGTTGCGGAGGGTCGAGCCGCCACGCCATAGCCGATGGTTTTCTAACCACCTAGTCGGTAGGTTTAGCCTCTCTTTTTCCGCCTGCGACATTTCCAGGAGCCCCCAGAAAAAACGGCCGACTTCCGGGTGTCCAGCAGGGGGAGGGTTTGATAATGTCCATTTCTCGGCTGTCATGCGATTATCCTTTTAATGATTGCCGCGACCTTGTTATGATGAATTCCTAGAGCCTTGCCTATCTCGCCGGGCTTCTTGCCCTCGCCGTGCATCCGCATGACTGCATCATCAACGCCTTGATCAACGCCCAGATCTTCTTGCGCAGGGGGCTCAGGCTCATACTCCATCAGTAGACGATCCATCTCCGACAACTCGCCACACTCGTGATGTCCGTCGATGATCTCCTTGCCGCACTCCTCGCACCAATCTCCCTCGGCTTTTACTTTCCCGCCCAACAACCCCCCGCAATCCGGGCACTCCAGGTCGGCCCGCGTCATGCCTGAGTGAAACGGGAAACACTGCCATGTTACAAACAGTGGCTTTAACCTAAACATGCCGCCATGAGAGGGTATATTAGACCTGTATCTGTCGGTAGTTTCCAACTGCCTGCCGCCACAGTTTTTACAGACGATATCAGCCATTATTTACGCTCCTTCAGTCCGTCGGTTGCGAATATTGAGCCGAAAATCTTATTCTGCAGGGCGATTGAATCCGGGAGCCCCTCTTCCTCTGGGTCTGCCTGGGCCGCAAACTCATCTATATTTATAGGTTTGCCGCTTGGTTTACGCTTTGCCGGTCCAAACAATGTCTCGTGCGAATCCCGCCTTGCCCTCATAACCAAAAATCCAGTCACGAACGCTGAACTAATCGTGAGAACTCCTGTCACCAGTATCACCGCCAAAATCAGCCACATCATATCTACCGTCATGCTGTGCTCTCCATGTTGATCCCACGTTTTTTCTCGGTCCCAAGCACCAAACTCCAATCTTCAGCCGCCAGGCTCTCCGGCTTCTTCTCTTTGATCTTGATAATAGCCGGGTGCGCTTCCATTAGTGCCCTGCCGATCATTGCACCGTTGTCGACTTCTTCGTCGTGCGCGCCGGCTGGGAATTTCACCAGCTCGTCAAGGATTGCGTCACCTTCAGGACCTTCCGGTAGCCAAACCCGGCCCATTGCGGCCATGCCCTGAAAAGACTGCGCCTTGCTCATTTTATCCGCACCATGCGGGCTTAACGGCTCTACCCGGACATAGGAGTTTGCGGCCAGTAGCATCTTGGAGATGAAGGGTGCCGCACTTTTGTAGTTGTTGTCTGCCTCCGGGAACCATGCAAAAGGTCTGTGTTTTCTTACCAGTTCAACAATCCGCGCCCCTGTTATATCCATAGTGGCCCGGTGGTTGAACCCATCCAGCATATATAGATCGCCCAACGGATCAACACCCCAAACCCGCACGGCAGAGGGGTCACTGTCCGTCCCGTCTGTAGGTGCGTGATCAGATGTCATATACTTGTTTAGATGTGTTGGCAGTTGCGCTGGAACATAGCGCCGGAACCATGACCGCTGAAAGAATGTGCCTGTCTCCGCCGCTGGACGTTGCTGAAATAAAGCGTTCCAGGTCCGGGGAATGGATTTAAAACCCTCGAAATGCTCGGGCGTAAACCACTCCGGCCACAGGTATTCTCCGGGTTTACGCCCGAGCGGGTCATCGTCCCGCTC